AAACTGTTCTTCGACAGTATGCGCAATCGTATGATCAAAATCGAAGACGTAAAGAGTTGTTCCGTTAATAATGCTTCTTACTTCTTCTACAATGATAAGCTTTAATTGTTCGATTCGGTTCATGTTCATAATTATAAGTATGAGCACGTTCAATACAACACTGAAGCCTACGTCATTTGGGTTTTATGATCGTTACCAGTTGTTTCAGCAAGACGCTGACAACATGGTTACATTCGTCTTAAGGTTTCTCGGTGAAGACGTTTTATCTGTTGAGCTAACCAAACGCCAGATATGGGATAACTTCGAACAAGCAACCCGTGAATTCAACGGGAAAATGATCGAATATCAAAACGTTTCCAACCTAGCTTCTTTATTAGGTTCTCCGACAGGAAGCATTGATCAGAATGGTAATCCATCGATCAACGTCACAGATATGTACGTGCAACAAAACTTAGAATATCTACTAAGTCTTGCTGCTCCATACGCAGGTGTCGTAGGTTATGGACAAGACGAGCAAACATATAGCGGCTATATTACAATGACTAACGCCAAACAAGAGTATGACTTATACACAGATCTTGTTGATGTTAATGGAATACCTGTTTGGAATTTGCAACCAAGTGGATCTGTTGGTAGCATGCAAGTTGTTGAAGTATTTCACAACGCACCGGTTCAGTATGTGTTTAACTCAAACCTAGCAAGCAACTTCGTTGCAACAGGTCTTCCTGTAGAATCCTACATCCCAGACACACGTTTCTACGTTCTTCCATTGTTTGAAGACGTATTAAGAGCAGGTATGTTGGAGTCTGCACAAAGAGTTCGTAGATCACATTATAGCTACAAAATCTCTGGACGTAGCATCAAAATATATCCTACGCCCAACAACCTTGTTCCCGGCTACAACAATCGTGTTTGGATTCGTGTTAGATTCACCAGACAACCATTCCCTACATTAGCTAACACGATGGTTAACAGTGGTTCAGCATACTCGCCTGTTGGATCTGGTTCTGCTGGCTCATATGAGCTAGACAAAATATACGGTGTCAATGGTCCATTCACTGCACCGTTTGGTCCTTTAAACTATAACAGTTTAAACATGTGGAGCAGAAACTGGATTGCTCAATTGACTCTGGCTTTATGCACAATCCAACTTGGACGCATTCGCAGCAAGTTTAAAAACATGCCTGTTCCCGGTGCAGATCTTCAACTCAATGGCGATGATCTCGTCTCTAGCGGCAAAGAAGATAAAGAAAAACTATTGACTGCGCTTAAGGAAACGTTGGACAACTTAACCTACGACAAAATCGCAGAACGTGAAGCAACCAAAGCAGAAAATGCTGTCAAACAACTAGCATTTATACCGATGCCTCCTAAATACGCTATTTTTTGTGCATAATTCCTGCCTTCCCTTCTATATAACCTCCCCTCTTTACTTTATAGCTTTTTTGGATACCCCTATCTTGGAGTTAACAATAGTTATAACTATAGAAAGTTAGGGCTAGCTATATTTCTCGCCTATTCATCGGTTTAAGGGAAGTCCAGTTTATTAATGACTTGACGAAAGAATTTATAAAGGATGTTGCTGGCCAAGTTATTCACTACTTTCCGGTATCTTCGATAAAGAGCTCTGTTCACAGTCTTTACAATGAATCGGTACAAAAGATCTTTGAAAATCCTATTGCTGTTCCTGCTCTTGTAGGCATGCCAGAATATACAAGCAAAACAACAAGTTTTGGCCCAGACATTGAGGCCAAGATAGAGGTACTAGTTCAATACAGAGATTTGCAAGACAAAGGAATTGTTCTTAGTGAAGGTGATTTCTTTACATACGATGATATGCTTTACGAAATTCTTACAGTTGCAAATGCTGGCAAAAATATATTTGGTTTGGCTGAATACAACGTTTCATGGAAAATCACAGCACGCTCGGCAAGAATCAATCAAATCAACGTTCCAAACCTTCCCGATCCACGTCTTTCCCCAGAAGACATTCAAGTTACATTTGAGCAGCAACGTGGTTTACGAGTAACGAGTGATGGACAAGACACTGGAGATGTTCGTGAAATGCGCAATCGTCTTGGTGTTGACATGGCGCCTATAGCTTTGGGAACAGGTCCAAGAACTGTTGAACCAAACATAGGTGAACAGGGTGATATCATGGAAGGTGAAACACCAAGCTTTAATAACGATCCTCTTCCTGCCAAAAAGGGTTTGTATGACGAGTAATCGTGGCTACTTATATGCATGACCACAAGATTCAACGTTCCTACAATCGAAGGTAAAGAACAGTTACCAACCGGTTACGATACCGATAACAATGATCCATCTACGTTTTATATACCTCCTTGCGGGATTGAAGACGTAGATGGAGCGTTGCATGCTTTGTTTGATAAAGACATTCCTTTTCGAACCTACCAAGCGAACTCATCATATCAAAAAGAAATCAATATTAAGAAACCATTTGTGATATTAGCAACTGGTGAACGCTTTGCTTTAGCAAAGCGTTTAAAGCCTTTTAGAGATCGGAATGGCGTGCTACTACTACCAGCGATATCGATTCGCAGAACATCGATAGAACAAACGTCTGGGGATACGTTTGTGGGTGAGCTTACAATCAAACGTCGATTGGATGAATCTGATAAAGATTATCAGGCGTTAATAAATCGACTGTTGCTGAGCAACGTAACAACACCCCCAGACACAATTCGCAGCAACAAAGGGGAAAACGCAAACGATCCCTCGATTCGTGAAGGCATGCTTTTAGACACTAGAACAAATCGACTGATGGCCGATCACATATATGAGATTATTGCGATACCGTTTCCTCAGTTTTTTACGGCAACATATGAAATTGTTTTCTGGACCAACTACACCCAGCATATGAATTATATGTTAGAAACGATGCTTGCAAGCCAGATTGTACCGGGCAAAGGTTTTTATCTTAAGAGCGACAAAGGTTATTGGTTTTCCGCTACCGTTGACAGTAACCTCGCTGCACAAGATAATTTCGATGATATTACAGATCAAGAACGATTGATTAAGTATAGTTTCAGCATAACGGCTAGAGGTTACTTACTTGCTCCATCCGCTGATGGTCAAAGAGTTCCATTTAAACGTTATCTTTCAAACGTTAACATTTCTTTCGAAACTTATATTGCTCCCGGTAACGTGCTAGAACAACAAGCTATCGATCAATATAACGAAACAAAAACAGACTATACCACACAAAACCCTTATATTCTTACAGATATTGAACAAAACCCAGCAACCAAAGAAAAACCACCAGAGCAAGACAAGCTTATTTTTGAACGCACATATCGTGATCCTTCCAATCCAAACATCAAACAAACCAAATATGTCAAACAAGTTTCAAACAACCAAAAGAAAGGGGAGACTGTATATACAGCTTCCGATCAACAAGCATTGTTTGATTTCTTTGCAGACAATAAGTGAAACCGCACATATCAAAGTAAACCGGTTTTCTGTCTCTATTTATGCCGTAGAACTTTCACAACCGTAAAGTGAGGAATATACCATGCCAGAGACAATTTTAAAAGCTCCAAATTATTTCGATCGTGAATTCGATCTAACAGAACGAACAATTCCGATTGGTGGCACACCAGCAACCATCATCGGCGCAGCAGAAAAAGGCCCTGCGTTTGTTCCTGTAACTCTTGGAAGTTACACAGATTTTGCAAACAAATTTGGCAATGTGAGTACCAAATTTGTTGGTACATATGGCGTGCAATCATTTTTGAATGCTAAGGGTTCAGAGATTGCGTCAGTCAACTATATTCGTGTACTTGGTTGCGGTGCAAACAGTAGCTCTGTAGATATATCAACAACCGAAACAGAAGGTACTGTTGCAAATGCCGGTATGCAAGTTATTGGTTCTGGCACCGTATTCGCCTCCGGTGCGCTGCAAGGTCGTGTGCAATTTCTTGTTGGTAATCACTATGTCCAACCAAACGAAGCGTTTGGTTTGCCAGATTTCACCAACAATAACAGCTATAATGTAAGCGGTTTTTCAGCAGACAACGATACCGTTAATCTAGTTCGTGCAGTGCTTTTCACCACACCAGATGCACGTTTCTTGGTGCTGAGTGGTGCTGTTGATTCTAACGGCGTATACGACCCAACAAACTATCTGGCTGGGAACGGTACGTATGAAGCTGCACAAGTTGGCACGGAAGGTTTGATGAACGGTTTGTTTAAACTAGTTCTTTCAAGCTCCGATGGTTCGTCATTCTCATCCGATGACGGCATTGCCGGTCTACAAGTTTTTTCTGCTTCGTTCAACCCAACTTCAAACCAATATGTCGGCAAGATTCTAAACACCAACCCAGAAAATTTCGCCACAGCAAAACACTTGCTATTTCTGGATTATCCCGTTGATGCAGAAGTTGCTGCGTTGTCCGCAAGCAATTCAGTTGCCACGGTTGCTGTTCTTTCTGGTTCGAGCAATCAAAACAGTTTAGGTCACACTTTCAGCGAAGCTTTTGGTTACTTTAACACACGTTACACAGCACCAAAAACACCATATTTTATTTCACAACCTTTCGGTGGAATCGAATACGATCTTTTCTGCATCGAAAGCCGTGATGATGGTGAATATGCAAACACCAAATACAAGATCAGCATTTCAAACTTGCAGGCATCAACAAACCCAACTACCAAATACGGCACATTTACTTTGTCGGTAAGAGTGTTTAACGATAGTGACTCAGAACCACAAATCCTTGAACAGTTCAGCAACCTTTCACTTGATCCAGAAAATAGCAACTATGTTATAAGAGCTATCGGGGACAAGCGCACCAAGTTCAATTTTGATGCAATTGAAGCAGAAGATCGTGGAGTTGTTGTTCTTGGCAAATACGGAAACCGTAGCAAATATATTCGTGTTATACCAAGCTCACAACTAGAAGCAAATGAAGTACCAGAGATGGCCCTTCCATTCGGTTTCCATGGTCATCAAATGCTTCTTACAAACGTTTCTTTGACAGATCAAACCGGCTCTGTGGCACTAAATCAATCACGTATCACTGGCGTTTCTGGTGGTGAATCTCTTTCCGGTTCAATCGTCCCACCAGTGCCATATCGTTTCACAATCACACGTAACCCACTTACGGCATCCGGTACAACGTTCGGTGCTCCCGGTGCTCAAACAACCTTGGATGGTCGTCTATATTGGGGCGTTAAGTTTGAACGTAACAACAATAACGTTCTAAACACAAACGTTAATGCGGAACTAAACCCAATCATCGAAAATTTTGCCAAGTTCTCAGGGATCGAAAAACAAGAAGTTCTAACCACAGGTTCTGCTAGCGATAGCTTGAACAACAATAAATTTACACTTGCCAAAGTTGCATTAAACGTAACATCAATGGCAACCGTTGCAGCAACCGATATTCCATCATTAATGAAGAATGCCGCATATCTTCGCAATGCTGCAATTGATCCAACAACATACGCAGCAACAAATTTTAGCAATCGTTTGACATTCGCTTCACTTCTCAACAGTGGAAGCGCAGTTCAGTTCAACAACTTCTCAAACTATGCTAAGTTCACCACATTCATGCAAGGTGGCTGGGATGGTGTCAACATCTTTGACAAACAAGCCGCAAGATTCACAGATCAATCAACATCCACAGAGTCTGGTGCAGGTAGCACACTTGGTCTTGCTAACGCAAGTTATGTAAGTCCCGGCGCTCCAGCAGGTGTAAACTACACAGGTGTAGAAGCAGCAAACCAAAACGTTGTTGCATATCGTACAGCTATCGACATCGCAACCAACACGAGTATTGCAAACAACAACATTCTCGCAACCCCCGGTCAACGTGATCCGTTGGTAACCAATTATGCTCTAGAGAAAAACACCTCATATGGTTTGAGCTTTTATCTTCTAGACATTCAAGCATACGACAAAGACAGTGTTCGTATTTTTGATGGTGAAACTAGCAGATACGTGTCCATCAACAAAACAACAAATGCCTTCATTAACCGTGCCTTGGATAACAATGCAGCAGCCGCTTATTTCCCAAACATTGTTATCGAAGACTCAGTGAACACTCGTCGTGTACAACTCCCAGCTTCTATTGCTGCTATCTCAGCATTGAGCTATAACGATCGTGTAAAATTCCCATGGTTCGCTCCAGCCGGTTTCGATCGTGGTTCTCTTTCATTTGTGCAACTCACATCAGTAAGAGTAAACCAAACAGATCGCAACACATTGTTTGATGCCAACATTAACCCAATTGTGAAGTTCCCCGGTGCAAACTATGTGTTCTTCTCACAAAACACATTGCAACAAGCTTCAAGTGCTCTCGAAAGCATCAACGTTAAACGAATGATTCTAGAAATCAAACGTCAAATCGTTGCAATCGGCAACCGTTTGCTCTTCGAACAAAATACTCCTGCTCTTCGTACACGCTTTATAAACGAAGCAGCATTGGTGCTTTCAACGGTACAACTGCAACAAGGTATTGAAAAATTTGCCATCATCTGTGATCAACGCAACAACTCATCAGAAGATGTTAACAGCAACCGCATGAATGCTCAAATCAGAGTGCTTCCAACAAGAGCAATCGAATATGTCGTAATGGATTTCGTTGTTCTCCCATCAGGGGTTAGTGTCTAGTTTTTAAAATGCCCCCTCAATACTATATACTCTGTAGAGGTAAAATTTTATGGAGTACAAGTACGAGGGGGATTCTCTCAAATCTGGGATATATAAATTAACCAATAAACTCAATGGCAGGATCTATATTGGTTCTGCCAAAGAGTTTAA